GAAGAGTTGGGCGAATTTGGATTCGCTGCGGGTGAGAAAATAGGAAAGCTTTGGCCGCACTTTTTCAAGCATGGTCGCAACTACCTGAGAACTGTACTGTCCGATAGCCATTGTTGGCTCCTTTGAGAAATTGGGATTACTTTACCGTGGTGTACTGCTTGAACTCGGGATCTTCGAAAATGTTGTAATGTCCCGGTTTGGCCGGTGGCTGTTGCCCGTTCGGAGGAGCGGCGGTCCTAGGCTTTGGCGTAGGCTGAGCGGCTCTGGGCTTTGCCACGGCTGCTGCGGTGGCATTTTTGAGTAACGGGGCCGCGATGGAAGGGGTGTACTTCTTTACGCGGGCCAAAAAATCGTTGATGTATGTCTGGGCGCGAGGCTGAAGGGCTGCGGGGTTTTCGCGTCGATCCCAGGCATTGCGGAATTGCGATTCGATCATCGCGCGGTCGCTCGAATGGTTCCGGGCGAATAGCGCGTCTTGCTTGATGGCATCGATTACCTTGTCGCGAGTCTGCCGACGAACCGCCGAGAAAATCTCTGGATCGTATTTGTCTTTGACCGGAGCCAGAATCTTGTCGATTTCGGCGTCAAACTGCGCCCACTTTTGACCGTCGAGAACCTGCTTGTTCCATCCTTCGAAGTCGCGATCCTGCAAATCCTTTGCCTGCTTCTGGATCTGCTGTTCGCGCTGCGAAAGCTGCTGTGCTTCCTGCTCGCGCTTATCGACCGGCTTGAGCCCCTGGACCCGATACTGCTGTTGGAGGGTCTGATCGTTCGTTCGAAACTTCCCGTTGACGCTCCAGTCGAGATATTGCGCGACTTTGAGTAGTTCGTCGTCCGGGTTGTTCAGGTCGCCTTCATTGATTGCTTTCTGATAGGCTTCCTCGATGCGGTCGTTCAGAATGCTCGACTCTATCTTGCTGTAAACGTCTTTACCGAAGGTTGGCCGGTTAGGATCGCTCAGCGCCTTGAGCGCCTGCGGAAGCTTTTCGGCCATGCGCGCGAACGAGTTCTGATATTGGAACTTTTCGTTCAAATCTTGGGCGTTGTTGCCCATGAAGTAGCCGATAATCTGATCAATCTGCTGATCGCCGCCAGCAACGAAGTCAGAGCGCAGCAAACGCCAGTCCGATTGCTCATCCGCCGCGAATTTCGCATCCTGTGCGGTCGGAAAGTAGTTCTGAACCTGTGTCGCGTACTCCTTCATCCCGTTGAAGGTCGCAATTTCCGCTTTGGGCACGATGTAGCTGTTCCCATCCTCAGAAAGCTGATACGGAGCGTCGGCGGTCGGCCCTTCTCCGCCAGGAGTCTGTGGCGCGGCTTCTCCCGGTGCAGGTGGCGTTGTCGGCGCTTCTCCGCCCGGTACTTCCTCTGCGCCAGCTTCGGCGGTTGCTGCTTCGTTTGTAGCTTCTGTGTAGGCGTCTCCTAGCGTCGAGCCAAGCTCGGAGAACACGTCTGTTTCAAGTTGCGCTTCGCCTGCGCTCGGCATCTCAGTTGCGGTCATACTTCTCCTTGTTGTGCGGTAGCCAAAATCGGCAGCACTTAGCGATGCGTGGCCTTGGCGACGCCCGGTAAGCGGTGCTTTTTCTTGGGTCTACGGCTGGTTTTACTGAAAAAATTATTAACTTGCCGGTTGCCGCATTTTGCGGTACGATCCAGCATGAAGGAAAAACGTGCCACCAGCTTTAGGCTGACGGTGGAAGCATTGCGTTTGCTAGCTATGCTATCCGAAACCCTAGGAATAAGCCAAACCGGCGCATTGGAAATTGCTATTCGATCAATGGCCGCAAAAACACCCACCAAAAAATGAAGGCGTTTCTATCTTACCCGCTAGAGTATGAAATGTTCGTATCGCGGATTCGTGGTCACCAAGACTGGACCGGACCAGACCCAACTATAATCTCTAGCTTGAACAAGTACGTCCGCGATCATAAAGGGCTAGTGCCATTTGTAGATTACGGCGGCAAGAGAAGGTGGGATGGATTTCACCTATCCTCTCATCCGGCCCCCACGCTAACTGAGGCTTCAGACTATGCTGCCGACAGAATCCTAAGGCTATGGAGAAAGGGTTCCAAGGAAAAGAGGTCCAAAAAGTTCAACCAAGGCCGCAATAGAAGAACAAAGCGGCTACTTAAGGCGCTTTTGGTCGATGGCTTACACCCTAGCGAAGCCAGTAAAAAGCTTGGAGTATCAACGACCCTGATAGCGAATACCTTGAAAGCAAATTCTCCAGATAAGCTTGCCCAACTTAAATCCGACTATCTTTCCAAGCGACGCACCAATAGCCAATGGGGACAAGACCAATGGAGATGGTTGTTTGAAAAGTTAGCCCAGCCTCCCCATGAGCATCAACTGGATACTTTTGTTAGTTCCTCGAAGGCCAATTTGCTACGGGCAGCCCTGAATACCAATAAACTTACGAATATGTTCGACTGGAGCCTGAAACGCACATCGCCAACGGTCCTTAGGATTACTGGGACCCCCAATGGCTATAGTGGGCCACTGTGTAAATAGCGCGGGCCATAGCTTATTTGTTACGTTATTCGCCCAACATGGCTGCTAGCCTTTCACTGATTTCCTTAATCCGAGAAAGATTTTCTATTAGTTGCTGAGTGGCTAAGGTTTGCCGCTCTTTCTCTTGAAAAGTTTTTTCTCTTTCGAATCTCTTCGACGGCCATCCCGCAACCTGCTTTTTGCTATCGTGGACAGTCATTTGTCGGTCCTTTCGCTATGTAATGCGAATCGCTCAGGGTGGTACGATGCGAGGGTGACGCCGTAGCGCTTCGCGACCGCATAGGCCCAGATCTTCGTAACAGCGGCGATTTGTTCGTCGTTCAAATCATCAACGGTCAGTGCGCTTGCTGGGTGCGCGGACAAACCGATTGTGATGCCGGTCATGAATTTACCGAGCAAAACACCGCCTATGATCGCAAAGGGTATCGCTACTGCAGAAAGTGCAAACGTGCGAGAACGCGCGCAACTGAGACGCGCAATCCAGCGATGAAAAAGGCTCAACAGAGACGAACGTACCTCCGCCGAAAAGAGCGTGGACTCACTGCACGGCCCCCGGTGGCTCGACGGGAGGCTGTGGCATCAACGGAGAAGGCGGAGCCATCGGGACCTGCTGGCCAGTTGCCGGATTTATCTCCCCCGGCTTCAATGGAGGAGTGATCGGAGCCACCTTAACGCCATCTGGGATAATGCCGAGCTTATCCAGTGATGCTTGGATCGCGTCACTTCCCAACTCAGAACCTTTGACACTAAGCGCAACCGAGGTCTTGGGTGGCGGAGGAGGCGCGGGCGTATTGGCAGCGGCTTCGCAAGCCTGACCGTAGAGGACGCAATTTTGATATCCGTCTGGGTGCGATTGCTTCAATGGAGAATTGACGATCAGAAACGCCTTTACCAGCTTCGCCATGAAATCTTTGTCGTCTTCCCAGTCGGGCTGGATCGAAGCTTGCTGTTGACCCGGCGAACCATCTGGATTGGGCTGGCCGGGAACCGGCTTCTCAGAAAGAAGCTTGTCGATTACATCCATGCCTTTGTCTCTATCATCGAGATGCGGCGTTCTCTCACCGGGCATTCCGAGCAGTTGCTTGAAAGTGAAGATGTTTAGAACATCGTTGAAGCCCCAAAGATCTAAAAGCTCCTTCGGCTTGTCGAGCATCCACATCAACAAGTCCCTTTGTTGTCCATAAGTTAGAGGGATTGCCTCATCAAAATCGAAGTGATATTTACCATGCTTTAGGTCATCCATTACGACGACCATATCGTCATATCGACCAAACTGATTCTTCTGGGTGAAATTGATCACCCCCTCCGCGTACTCACCAAGTAACCGGCAAGCCTTTAGGTAAACCGCCTCCAAACTCTTGCCCATCATCTTCCACGGCACGCCCAACTGCATCAATGCCGCGTTTTTCTTCAACTCTGCCTGACGCGCAGTGGGCTCTTCGGCGTCCCCGCCGCCCCAGATTGCCTCACCGAGTCCGCTTACATTTTGCGCGCGCTGTTCAATCTCCATCGAGAAGGGCGCGATTTGATCGGAAAACTGCACGGTCGGCGGACGATAGATAATGTCGCTCAGGCTTCCGCCAGCGGGTTTCAGCGCCGGGAATAAATCGGCTCCAATCGCTCTACGCCGCTGCCATGCGTCGAAATCGATGCGCGTTGGATCGCCGAATCCGGGCTCATTCGAGCGCTCAATGATCTCGTTGCGTTGGTTGAGCATGTTCGTGGTGAGATCCTGCGCCTCAATCCAGTCGTTGCCCAATGGATCAGCCATGATGCGCTTGGCTGGTTCCGGCTTTACTTCCTGCCAGCGGTCGGTGAGCTTCTGCTCCTCCATGTCGATGATGTTTCCGCGAACCGCCGTGATTTTCACGCCGGTCGGGAAATTGTCCTTCATCATCTGCTTGGCTTCTTTGTCCTCGATGCCTTCGAACATCGCCGGAGTCCACCAAGTAAACCGCTCCGTCCACCGGTTTGCTCGCTTACTGCGAACTAGTCCGATTGGGCTTGCCATCGCGGAACGGATATTTTCCGCATACTGCGTACAGACGTTTTCTCCTTCGCCGATCCCCATGTCGGTTCCGGCTGAGTCCTTGATCTTGTCGCCGTATTTCTTCATCAGCACGAATTTGTGCTTTTCGCGCGACCAGACCAGCCATGGGCAGTCGTTGATGCACGTCGCGTCGAGCGGTACGTCTACCTCGCTGGCATCGTGAAGAGAAATCTCAAGCGCGCCGTTCGGTTGAGGCTCTCCCGGCTGCGAAGTTGGGATGTCCGCCATCGTCGGCGGCTGATAATGCGTCTCGTTCAGCGGCTGACCGCAAGATGCGCACCCGTTCGAAGGCGGCGTTGGGTTTTCCGCGTCCGCATCGTTCGCGTTGCCGCAATTCGGGCAGTTAAATGAAGCGTTTCCAAGCGGAGCTTGCCCGGTGCTGAGAATGTCCGGTGTCTTGTAGCCGTATTTTTCGCCGTCAAAGACGTAATCGATGTGCCAGAAGTTCGTCCCGAAGTTGAACAGGCCAAAAGTTAGGTAGAGGATCTGTAATTCGAGATTGCAACTCTGCCGGAAGTACAATGCGGCATTATTTGCCGACCGCGTAGCCTTCGCCGACTCCTGATCGGACTGATTGTCGGGGACCGCGATTGCGTTCGGCATCCGATTGCCGAGGACCGCCTCAAACTTGCGCGAATACCCACGATAGATGTTCTGGTTGTAGTCGTAGGCCCCAAATCCGTCCTGATCCGGCACGTAGGAACCATTGACTCCGGTCGCATCAACGATCCCCTGATAAATTGATGGTGCGAAGTACTGCAACGCGCGGTAGTAGAGATAGTTTTTGTGAACTTGCCGCAGGATGTAGATGCGATCCGGGTCAATTTCATCCGACATCTCGGAACGCATTACGTCCGTGATGAACTTGCCACACTTGGCAATGATTTCCTCAGTGGTCGGCGCTGGCGCTGCTGGTGCTAAGGGTTCCATTTTAGACGGCGGCTACGGTCGGTCCTGCATCTTCGATGACGCCATCGGTGGGCGTGATTTTCGGTTCAGTCTTCTTGCTCTTGGCGATCATATCTGCGACGAATTTCAGGTCTGCTGCGCGCGATGCGCCGACGCCGTTCTTACGATTCGGCAACTGTTGCATGTTTGTCGAGAACTCTTTGAGGTTCGTCGGCGGTTGCTCGGGGGCCATCATCCCAAGGAACTTGGTGTTCATCAGGTCGAGCGATGCCATCCGGCCCTTGACGGCCTCGTCGCGTGCGTTTTCCGCGCGTAGGGCGAACTCGTAAGCCTTGGTGACTTGAGCCAACCGTTCGGCGGCGATAGCTTCTGCTGAGATACGCAGCGTGTGCTCGGTTTTTAGCTCAAGCTGCGCTTGTTCGAGGTCCGTGGCGAGAGATTGCGCCGTTTCGTTGGCGTCGGAGAGTCCACTGCGGGCGTCGCTTAGCTCAGCTTCCAGTATGCGAATTTTAGACCAGGGCCACATTTTTTCTATGGTAAGATTGGCAGGTGCAGGCGGTGCTTCAAACGCCGCCTGCACCCATTCACATCGCCTGTTAAGGAGGCAACGTGCCGCGACTTAATTCTATACCAATTCCTTCCTTCGTAGAGGAGTATGCCGCTCGCTTTTGGAGCTATGTCGATATTCGAGGAGAAGGCGAATGCTGGCCATGGCTTCGTGGGCGGCAAGGCCAAGGATATGGATGTTTTAGCATGAAACATAGATCATATCGCGCGATCAGAATCGCGTTCTTCCTGGAATATGGCGCAGATCCAGGATCGTCTTTTATCTGCCATAAATGCGATAACCCAATTTGCTGCAACCCTGAGCATTTCTTTCTTGGACGATATAGGGAGAACGGGCAGGACGCTGCCGAAAAGGGCAGGACGTGCAGCGGAGACCGGCATCATTGGAGATTAAAACCGGAAACGATAAAACGTGGAGAACAGTTATCGTGGACTGTGTTAACGGCAGAAAAAGTAATCAAAATACGATCCCTGCGGGGAAAGATTTCTATTTCCAAACTGGCTACTATGTTCGGAGTTTCCAAGCCCACCATCTCTCACATTATGGCTGGGCGTTCATGGAAGCATCTTCTGGAGTAGCCTGTGGTTCCGCTCCCCCTTCCGCGCCCGCATCGTCTTCATCTGCGTCCATTGGGCTGTAAAACACAAAACACGCATCGGTCGGACTAAACTGCCCCTCGACTTCCTCGCAAGAGCCATCTTCTGCGTGATAGTTTTCGCAGTTCGAGCAGCGTTGATCATCGCGAATAACCATCGCCTTTTCTGGCGGCATCTTCTCGCTCGCTTCGTCCTCTGGCGCGTCCGGAGGAGCAGCGGCAGGTGGCTTCGGTGCTGGCTCTTTGCCGCCGCCCGGTGGCTTTGCCCCTACTGCGATCACGAGAGATGGTTTCGCGCCCGGCGGGGGCATCCTTGTTGCCATAAAAAGTCTCCTTTTTCAAACTCCTGCCCAGATTCTAAAAAGCGTCCCGTCGTACACCAGCATGAGCGGCGTCCCTGCTGCAATCGCCGATGGATTCGTGGTTCCGTCCTTCAGCTTTATCGACTTCGCCCCAAGTGTGTCGATGTTGATTGTCGTCGCGCCGCCTGTGACCGCTGTAACCACGATCCAGTTGACCGTCATCCCGGCTGAGTAAGCCGTGAGCGTCGGATTCATCGTCGCCGTATACGTTACGCCGCTCGCCGATGTTTCCGTGAGGCAAATTGACCCACACGATTGCGCGTTGGCCCGAGATTGAATCCTGGCCGTGCTAACCGTGATAGATGGATTGCCAGCCTGTGCGTCTGGATTCGTTATCAGGATCGATGAATCGCCCGACGTAAGCACTGCCGTCGAACCGCAGCCGCCAGCCGTTAAAATCTGAAATCCAGTCCCAGCGCATGTACCGCCGCCCCCTCCGCCTCCGCCGCTGGTTCCGGGAGCCCAAATCATTGCATACGCGGGAGCCACCGCATAGGTGATTGTCACGTCACCGGCCACAAGGGGGCTCGCCGCTGAATTGGCAGCACCGCACGATACCCAGTTGTGCGGCGTTGCGCCGTCCCAGCACGAGATAACCGCTCCCGGACCCTGCCCGTGAGTAGCTGCTGTGATCGTCGTCCCGCTGGCGGGAACTACCGCACCATGCGGCCCTGCACATGTCGAGCAAAGCGTATAGGGAACGATGGCAGTGCTACTCGCCGCCGCATTGTACCCTTCGAACAGGAAGATCTGAGAGAGAGAATTTGCGCCCGCTGTGGTCTGCGCGATACCGATCACCCAACCAGTCGTGGGAGCCGTCGCGCCAGCGTCCATACAACGGCCTGCCGTCGCGGTCGAGTTGACGATAAAATGTCCAATGACGGCCCCGCCCGCATCCATCTGACAGGAAAACTTACCACCAACTCCGAGGGAAGCTAAACCTGAAGTTCCAGCATTATAAATCACAAGAAAAACGGGTACCGCTGTGTCGCCCGTACCGGTCTTGATCGCATGACCGGCGCTGTTTATCTTCGCCAGTTGGTTGAGCGTCGTTCCCCCGGCATCGTTCGTGATCTGGATTGAAAATCCGCGTACCTGAAGGGGATTAACCTGTTGCGCTATCGCAGCAACGGCGCAAATCAAAAAGATGATCGCCTTCATTAGTCTACGAGCACCATAAGATCGTCGCCGACCTGGGGAATGTTCGCCGCGTTGAAGGTGATCGTGCTTCCGACAAGCGTATATGAAAGCGCTGGGTCTTGAAGGATGCCGTTACGAAAAACGGCAAGCCCAACCGTTGGTGCTGTCGGCGATACAAAAACCGCATTCACTCCGTCAATCGCTCCGGTCGGAGTAACCGGGTTTGGGATGCCGCCGCCACTGCTTGAAATATCCCAAATCCAATTGGTTGAGTCGTTTGGCGAAAAATAACCTGATGGGATCAGCCGCGACTTGCGCGAAGCTGCGACGAAATTTACCAATTGGTTTGCTGGCGGCGGCGTAAAACTCATTTATCGACCTCCTCTCGCGAAGCGGCGTGTAATTCTGCCAGCATCCGGCTTCATGCCAGGACTTAGCTTCAAAGGCTTCTGCGTCATGACGCTTGGCGGTGCTGAGATTCCAATGAGAAGCGCTCGAATGAACGGGTCCTCAACTTCCTGATCCCGTTTTACCGCGCCGAGCGCCGAAACAGTGTTCTTACAGTCGGCGGAGAACTTGATCTTTGGCCACTCGCCCGATACCGTCCCGTGAACTGCCGCCATGTACTGCTGATAGAGATTGATGTCCTGCGCCGCCAGCTTGAACGCGGTCGTTTTGTCGTAGGTCAACTCTTCGTAATCGACTGGCTTGAATCGCAGCAGATCACGAAGCCGGTCAAAACTCGCATCCTCAAGCTCCGCCATCTGCGCCGAGAATTTAGCGGCCTTCAATTCTTGCTGGACGCTCACGCGATCTTCGAATTGCCCAACGTTGGGATCGTAGGACAGCATCCCTTGCTCCATTAGTTCGGCGTAACTTCCAATTGGCTCGACCGGCGCGAATGCCGCCTTTTCCATCAGCACATCGATGTTCCACTTTTGAGTGAAGTGAATGCTTCGCAGAAACTCCCGCAGATCGGGGATCGATGCCTCTGCGATCCGGCGTCCGACCTCATGCGCGTCCATGCCCTCAAGCGGTAACTCGCGGTACACGCGGAGAGATTTCGTTGGCGTCTCGCAAATCCATAGCGCCGCTCCCGTTGAGCCAGGAGCGATGGCGATCCAGCGCCGCCAGTGTGGTTGGAGCTTGAGGTCTGGTTCTACGTGGCAGGCTGTGTCTGGTTCGCCGATGCGCGGCATAACGCGGAACTCTGGAACTCCAGTGTTCGACATCGAGTCGGCAAGCCTTCGAACGGCCTGACTGCCAGCGTCAACGTCGTCGTCGTTCTTTCCGCGCGGGAAGTTGGCGTGCTCCTCGATGTAACCATCCACCCAGGAATAAATCTCCGGGTTTGGCAGGTAAACGTTTCCCGATTCGACGTATGGCGCAATGGCGTTCGCTCGCGCAATCTTGCCTCCGTCCGGTTCAATTGCGATGATGCCGGGGATTTCATTCTTCAGCGTCGAAATAACAGCAGGCCCATTGGCCTTATCTTCGATCAACTTCTCCGGGCACGGATACTCTTCCGCCTGCTTGCGAAAGCGCTTGACGGTGGTCGGAAAATCCATCCGGTCGCGCTCACGGTCGATCAGGTAGAAGTTAGCTCCCACCCGGCCCCACACGTGACCGGCGACATAATCCGAATCGCTTTCTCCTTTGAAAGCGCAATCCCAGCTAAGCAGGATTTGCTCGAATGCAATCGGAAACGGCACCGGCTTTTTGTAAAGCAGCGGCTTGCCGGGGTTCTTCACGGCAATCGGTCGATACTCGCGGGTAGTGGGATCAATGTCCACGGTCGGCGGGTTCCAGTAGTTGAACCACTCGCGCTTGAACATCGCGCCCTCGCCCGGTGACGGACGCTGCTGCAACTGTCCAGCGGCTCCCATCTCGCCAAGATCGACCTTGAGCGCCTTTATTTCGTCCGGCCCAAACTGCGCGGGCCACAGAAGCTCTCCCGGTTCCTTGCGCGGATCGCTCCAGCCAATCGACGTGACCGTTTTTGAGCCTTCATACTCAGCAGGCAGGATCAGCAATTCCCATCCGCCCTTTTCAAGCAAGTGACCGGTCATGTCCTGTTCGTGGCCGCGTTGCTGAATGTTTACACGTGCGCCGGTTTTCGGATTATTCAAACGAGTGGACATCGTTTGATCGTGCCAGTCGTTTGCGCTTTCACGGATCAGGGCGCTGTTGATTTCCTTGATGTTATTCGCATCGTCGTAAACGATTATGTCGCCGCCCTCTCCGGTGTTCGCTCCGCCAACGGAGGTCGCGAGCCGATAGCCCTTCTTGTCGTTGTCAAATCGCCGCTTCTCATTCTGATCCGAGACAATCGAGAACTTTGAGTTCCAAGCGTTTTGATACCATGGTGAGCGGATCAGATTGCGGCACTTCCGCGAATCGCGCAAGCTGAGCGATTCCGCATAGGATGCGAACAAAAACTGCGTTTCTGGCTTTGTGATCCAAACCCAAGCCGGGAACATCACGGCCACAAGGGTACTTTTCATGTGGCGCGGTGGCATGTTGATAATCAACTGCCTGATCTCGCCGTTCGCAACCGCCTCCAGGTGATCCGCGATGGCATCGATGTGCCATCCCGGAACAAAATCCTTACCCGGCTCAACGATGGGCCACGCCAGCTTAATGAAAGCCTTGAACGAGGTTTCGGCTTCGGCCAATCTGCGGCGGCGCAGGATCTCTCGCGCAATGAGAATCGTATTCTCCTTCGCGATCTGGATTTCTTTTTTCGTCAACGGTATTTATTCTGCTGATTTGCTGCGTTCAGCTACACACTGCGGGCAGGTATGCTCGTCGTAACGCGGAGTTCCGTTCGGCCAATTGTGCGAGTGCTCCGGCGTCAACTTCACGTCGAGCGCTGGCAACTCGACCTTGTACATTTTCCCGTAGTCGTCGCAAATCTCGGAATCGCATTGCGCCGTGTGCCCGACCCATGTCATCGGTACGCCACACTTCGGACAACGAAGGATGACACTCGATGGATGGATGGTCGCACTCATTGTTTGGTCGGTTCCTGCGCCTGCTGTGCCGCCTTCAAATCTCGCGCATCCTGCGGAGTCCACTTGCCGTCCGCAATTGCGTGGAGCAATCTGAGCATGTCTCGTCTATCTGGCCCGAGAACCCTGTCAGCCTTTTCTTGGATCGTCTCGCTCATTTAAATTTCCACTCCGGGAAGAAACCGGGCACCATATTCGACATACCGTATCGCGGCGGGATGTTCACCACTGCGTTCTTAACGACGACGCATTTGCCTGGATTTTCTGCGTACCAATCGAGTACTTCCTGAAGTGACCCTAACGCCACGTCCTTTGGCGGCAGGCAAAAAAACAGCATATCGCCGACCGGAATTTTGTCGCTCGTTTCGATGGCCGAACAATCCATCATGCGTCTCCGCGAAAGATCGCTGCGACCTTAAGGAACCATTCAGGCCACGCGATGCCGTTGCCGAACATCTGAGTCCGCTGGAGTAGCGTTTGCGTCATGCTCGCCCAGGCCATATGCTCGTTCTCGGGACAGACGAACGCATGGTGCGCCTGCATGACGCCCGCGAGCATCATCGCAAGGTCGTCGCCTTCGGGGATCGCAGCCAGCATCGCAGCCGCCACGGTGTCGAGATCGCGTTTCACGCTTCGCCTGACAGTGTTCGGGAAGATTGGCACCGCGCGCTGCATGGTCTCTTCGGAGACTGCATCACCGGACATAATTCCATTTGTTTTTTCCATATTTATTTCACGTTCGCCGAGACAATAACTACATCCCCGGAGTTACTCCCATCAATCCAAACAGTTTGGAGGTTGATCGATCCGCCCGAATTGGATACTCCATCAGACCAACTCCCGCCCGGAGCCGTCGCTGATGCTGGTGCTAATTGCCCGGAAAGCTGCCCTGCCGTCGCACAAGAAGCTGCTGGGGTTGTCGCTACCGGCACTATGCAAATCAGGCCAGATCCGGTACCGCCGATGGCCATTTGGATGATGTAGCGATCAACGACAAGCGGCGTCGCGGAAACTCTCTGAGGAGTCCCGGCAACTATGGTAATTTTAAAATTTTTACGACCGGGAGGGACGAACTGCCCCGGCAGGAGCGCGACGAACACCGACGCGGCGAGCAAAAGTTTTGAGATAGTTTTCATGTGCTTTCCTTTACTGGACGGTATCGAGTGATTCCCCGCTCCGCTGCGGCAATATATTCCAGAACCTTTTGCGTCGGCATCTCTCCACGCACTTTGTCCGCGTCCTGAAAATCGCAGCAGGCGTTAGGATGAATCTCGCCAGGGGTATCGCCTTCTGAGTTCTCATCGACTCGCGAGCAGATATGCTGCGTCACTCCGTAATACTCGAACCTTTTGCAGCGTGAGCGAGACTCGGATTGGCGTGTAATTCAGCTTTCATATTTTCTCGCTGGACTGCGGTTAGCGGCGAACCAGAAGAAAGCAAGTAACGGGTTTGAGCCGGGGTCCAGGGCGTAAATCACCTTCGAAATCTGGTTACTTCGGATGACCATTTTGCGAGGCTATCCGCGATGTATTGCGGTATAGCTGGACGCGGGTCATCCACGGGAACCTTGAAAATATCGTATGTGACCCGCATAAAAGACCCTCCTCCTAGGTCGTCACTATCGAATGCTGCGTATGCTCCGCCAACCTGTTCGACTATCGGCACGCGAATCCACTTCATCGGCTTTGGGATGCTGATCGTTTTCGCATCGGGACGCCACAGGATCTTCTCGGGGTCCAAGACCATTGCGCCAGCGAGTGCGCTGAGGAAACCGCGTCGGCTATTCAAGCCAGCCGCCTTGCTGCAAATCGAAAGCGCGCCCTTGCAGCTTCAACTTCTCTGCCAGATGGCGATTCATATACTGCCCGTGTTGCTCAAGCAGCTTCGCGCGCCAGTACGAATCGTCTAGGGTCACGTTGCATATGTCATGCCACGCGCCTTGCGCTGAGTGTGACATGACGGCGAAGGTTAGCCCAAGATGTTCGACAAAGAATAGTCGCTCGACTGGATGCGCCATTTCGTGCGATGCGGTTCCGATAAGAACTACGGGGTGCATTCGCCCGATTCTACGCCAACGGGACGATCAGCGCAAGGCTAGTTGAAGCTGCCGCGCACCAAGTACCAGATCAGCAGAATGACTAGGATCGTTCCGAGCCCGATCCCGCCGCCGCCGATTGGTCCGTAGTTGACGTGTCCCCAATAGCCCCCGCCTCCGGCAAATAGAAGGATCAAAATGATGAGAAGGATGAGCATCGGCTTACCCTCAAACCAGACTTTTCACAATCGGCCACGTGATTACGACCGCCAAGCAAAATACTCCCCAGAAGAACAGGGCGTTACCGTACCAGGGATTCGGTGCGGCCACCCGCCACCACCAGCTTTGGCCTAATGCGGCCAAGAATAAAAGCAACAGACAGAGAACGCAAATGAATGGCATAGACTCTCCTTTGGGAAGTATGACTTCGAATCCTATGAGGAAACAAAGTGATATTCTGAAGGGCTTTGCGACCCCGCAAGGCTCATCCCGAGCCCTAAAACATTAAGAGCGGCGTTATGATCCCGGTCGAGCACGAGCCCACAATGCGGACACGAATGCGTGCGTTGAAACAGCCCTTTCGGGACCGTTTTATTACACCCGGAACAACGCTGCGAGGTGCCGCGTGGATTCACTGCTACGACGTGCTTACCGGCGCTTTCAGCCTTGTAAGTCAGTTGATATAGCAGGATTCCCCATGCTGCGTCCATGATCGATTTGGCGTGCCGCCCTTGCGACAGGCCCTTGATATTTAACTTTTCATGCGCGATTAGATCGTAATTTGCGATCAGCCATTTTGAGACGTGGTGCAAATAGTTCTTTCGGGCATCCGCCGCTCTCTGATGCGCACGCCGTAGAACTTCTTTTGCTCGCAGGCGATTGTGTGAACCGCGCCCCTTGCGGGCTAATGCGCGGCTGGCGTCAGCAATCCGGCGCTCATGACTCTTCGTCCAGCGTGGATTTTCGATCTGTATTCCGTCGCTCAAGGTAGCGAGCGCTGTAAGCCCAACATCGAGTCCAACGGCTTTCGACACGGCTACTTTTGCCGGTGCTTCGCCAATATCGCAAACCACTGAGGCCGTCCAGCGCTTGCCGTTACGTTTCACCGTGCAAATCTTCGCGAGACCTTCGATTGGCCGTCCACCACTTGAACGAATATGACCGATCTTTGGAACACCTATCGAGCGTTGGCGTATAACTGGGTCGTCTCCAAAGCTGAATGAATTGTAGCGACTGAGAGAGCGATAACGCGGGAACCCTGGTTTCTCCCCAGTTTTGCAGCGCCTAAAGAATCCGTTAAATGTACGATCTACGCGCCGCAACGGGTCGCGCATAATTTCAACTGAGTTCCATCGGAATAAGGAGTCTTTGCGGAGTTCGGTCAATTCCATCTGCTGGTCGCGATAGCTGATCGACTTGCGCTGCGACCTCCACGCTTCAATGCGCTCCTGTAACGCGGCGTTATACGTCTCACAGTTGTCCGCCAGGATGCGCTCCAGCATAGCTGTTTGCGTGGCGCTTGGGCGAAGTCTAAATTGAAAAGTCCTCAGCATTATTTAAGGCGGGCCGGTGCTGTCGAGTGCTCCCGACCCGCTGGGTTACAGACGGTTATTTCTTGGCGGCGGGCGGCGGCAGCGGAGCGGGAACGACCGGGGGGGCCGTGGTTTGCAGGTCGAACGTGCTCACCATGTTGGTCAGACCTTTTTGCTTGGTCACAAACGCATCCAACTGGGCCGGAGTAACCGGCGAGCCAGCCGCAATCTGCGCCTTCAACCCGGCGACGTAGTTGGTAACGTCCGTCTCTTCTGTCGTAACTGCTGTCTGAAGGATGTCGAACTGATCGAGTACATCCTGAAAAGTCGTGTCTGCCATAAGAATGATTCTCCCTTTGTGATTTTCTTGTTTATCGGCGGAGCCGCGCGGCTCCGAATTAAGGCTGCGAGGATTGCGGAATCGTTTGATCGAACTGCTGAATCGACGCCGTTTCACCCGTGATCTTTTCGCTTAGATCGTCCACCTGCTGCTGCGTCGCCACAATTCTGGCATCCGGGATATTAAACCACACCTTGATAGAGAGCAGATCGGCCTTTATTGTTTCCTGTGCTGTTTTGATCTCGCCCAGCGTGACGCGATCAGCGGCCTGATTTTCGATAACCTGCTTGAGCAGCCCGTCATCGATGTGGTTCTTCAAGAGTTGCTCCAACAAATCTTCGAACGTAGTAAACGGATTCGGCATAATTATTCCTTCTGCGCCGCAATCGCTATCGTTCCCGGAGCATACGTCGAGCGGACCCACTGATGTCTCGGGAGAGCGCGGCGCGACCTCCGCGAACCGACATGGGGCCGTGCTTTAACCTGTTCGGCTGGCGTCGCCGTCTTAGCGGTAACTTGCTGCCAACCATTCTGGAGATTGTTCAGGTCGAGAAATGAGATATATCCGCCCGGTGCTAGCGCCAACGGTTGCTTGATGTGCCCCATAAAATCATAAGGCCCCGGCGCTGACCGGTCCCACCATGCTTTCGTCACGAAGTCGCTCACCAGTACTTTCGTCCCGGCTCCGTTCCAGCCTACGGGGATCGTGATTTCGTACCCGAGATTATCAGCCTCAACCGCGTCGCAGTTTTCGTAGGCCCAGAATATGTTTCCGTCCTGCGATGCCATCGACACGGATTGATCTCCGAGCATCTCCAGAAGTTCATGGCTCACCGTGACCGATATTTGCATCCCATCAGCCTGCGTTGTTCGAACAAACGCTTTTCCGATTGGCAAATCAGTTGGCGATACGTCATGGAACCCCAGCGCTCCGGCCACGTCACTGTCATCGAAAAGGCCGAGTACCCAATGATCGGCGCTTGGATGCTGACCGCTTGGCGTGTAGAAGATTTGAGCATCGATGCCCCAGATCGGATAGAAGTCGCGGCTCACTTGAATCTGTAAAGCATTACAGAGAGCGGGCAGATCTTTGTCCGAGAAGAGGGTTGAGTTGTTGCAGACCGAGATGTGAATGGGGCTTTTCATTGCCGTGGTGATTATACACTAACCTGCCGATTTTACCAGAGCCACATTACTCATGGATGAATCCCATGAACCCCCGCATAAATTGCGAACGCCACGGAAATCAGCGTGACAAAAAACCCGGCAGCGGCGAGTAGGTACATTCCGTTGCTCTGCTGAGTCACCCTAAATCCGACCGCCCCCTCCCGCGCCGCCTCCATGCGCGTCATTCGTCCTTCCAAAATGCCGATTTTATCATTCAGCGCATTCGTAGATGTTTGGATCACTTGCCCTTGCTGATCGATCTGCTTGGACGCGCTCGCCTCCGACTTTGCCATCGACACGGTGAAAGTCTCGGTCTGCTGCCTGGACGCTTCTTTGGCGCTCGCTAAAGCCGCCTCAATCGCCTGCCGCGCCGCGTTAAAAGCCTCCTTAACCCGCTCGTCGCGGTCCATAAACCGACCGTCAATCGCATGGAACTTCTCCATGACAAGCTCTTTTAGCCGAGCCACTTCCCGATCCACTTCGGTGGGGACCCGCCGCAGGTTCGCCTCAAACAACTCCTGCGCCTTCTCCATCGCATTGATGCGAGAAAGCAAAAGCTGCTTGAGTTGCTCCAGCCCTTTGTCCAAGGCTAGCGTCGTCAGTAAGGTGGGATCGGGAATAGGGCGAATGTCCCCCGCCATTGACAATTTATCTTCCATTAGTTCCCAGGAGACTTCGACCGTATCGCGACATGCCCCGATACTGCTTTGCGCAATTCCTTCAAATCGTTCGGGCTCATTTTCGCCCACGCCTCATCGAGCAACGAAACGATAGCTTCGCGGATGCGAACACCTTCGCTCGGAGATTTTAGCGGTGGATCGATTGGCATAAAAATGAGAATGGATCGGCGGACGGCTTTGGCCTCGTTCGCCAGAGCGTGAACGAAACCAGCGCAACGAACAACCCGACTAGGATTGCTGCCCAGGCGAGGACAATTAGCGCTCGGCTTCTCATGAAGGTTCCACGTTCCACATTACAAAACCGCTCCCGTGTTATTTCACTCAGTTACAAACTTCATGCAGTGGCTATTGGATCGATTCTGACTCCATCGGAAGTAGGTCGCTTTCGCCGTAGAACCCAGCCCCTTCTTTCGGCATGGCAACCGGCAGTAGCGAGCGCGTTCGGAAATACTCGGATGCCGTGCGCGCCTTTTTCTCCAAATTGCAGGTTGCACACGATAGAACCAAATTGTCCGGCTTGTTGTCGCCGCCAAAAGCTACCGGATAAACATGATCAACATGCCATACGCGATTATCGGGACCAAGCTCATCCGTTCCTGGCATATTGCAGTAGAAGCACTTCCACCCACTCGCTGCGCCAATCTTGTTACGATCCTTCATTGGTGGGCGGCGAATCGATGTAGCATTTGCCTTGCGCCCCTTACGCGGCCCATCGTCCCAAAACTGATCGAGAAACGACTCGTCATCGACCGTAAAGCAGTTGTTCCCAGTCAGCGTTAATTCTGGAACCGGCCAATCGCACTCCATGTCATCATCGAAGGCGACATATCCAAGCTCGCGCAGGGCGGCGGCGATGTCGTTATGCCACGCTTTCAACCGCTTTTGAAGCGCTTTCTTTCGACACCGGCTTGATGGATTCAACCGGTATGGTCAACTTTAGCAACGCCCGCTCGATCTCCTTCGCGCCGCACTTGCTACCGTGCGCCTTCATGTTCGCCCAGATTACCGTCTGCGTCGTAAACCCGAGGGCCAACTGCTCGGCCACCTCGCGCTCCGCCACGTCATCCTTCCGGCACTTCCCGCAGATCCCGGCATCGTTCGTCTTGCGATAGACGTTACAGCGGTCGCATTTTGGCTTTGTGGAACCGTCCGCATTGGGCAATTTCTCAATCCCTACTACCCTGAAAACGTTGGCGTAACGACCGTTTGTATGACCTTCTCTGGAAATAATGTTCGCCTTAACTAATTCGTTCACGCAGCGCCATGTCTGGCGAACGGAAGTGTTTGAAAGAATTGCGATTACCTCAATCGGCTCATCGCAAACTCGCCGATTAGATCGCCACGCACAAAACGCGATGATATCGTAAACGCTTTTGCTCGCGTGATTTATCTTTCCAGATGCGGTGACGGCAATAGGCTTCCGCACCCAAGCGTTCGCCAACTCCATCTCGGTTATTAGATCCTCCAACCGTGACATTTTGGCATGGTTCAACCGTGCCAATTTGTCACCCCTATGTTTTATAAGAGAAGAGGAACTTTTCACGCGAGCTTTTTTCATACCGCTACTTTCCACCGTTGCGGACCCTGAGTGGCTTCAATGTACGCCCGAAGCCGACGCGCGAAAATTCTCCCCGGCGTTTCCTTCGTCCGGCGCACCTGTCGCTTCACGCTCGCACAACTTCCGCCGTGCGCCACCTTACACGCTATGCAAATCGCTTTCGCCATGCGCCTAATCTACCAGAAAATAAATTGGGTCCCATTTCAATTTCAAAACGAAACCGCCAATCTTTTTCGCAAACTCGTTCGCCGCAATTTTCAAATCGCTGCCACAACGCTGCGTGGAACCGTTTCGCCGCTGCAAACTAAAGCCTATCGCGCTGGTATACCAGAGTTCCCGACCTGCCCAATCCGGGATTTCGCGCGACTGAGGCTTTCCAGAAGAGGGGCATACGGCACCTGGAGGCCCCCGTCAACCCCTGGCGTGGTCCGTCCCCTGCCCTAGCGCGTCGCTGGCTGCGTCGCGGGGCTCCGTCTGGCACTCAGCATCCTCCAGCCGTCGCGCGGCGCGTCTGGCTGCGTCTAATGCGCGGGGAGGATCGGAGGATAGGATCTGACAGGAGTAATGTCGTCCCGTAGTCGAACACTACGCTACCTGTTGTGGTTTGCGTTGCAAAGTAAAGAGCTTAACTAGTAAGTCGTTTGTTTCTGCCAAGTCCAGCTTCCGCCAACGGATGATATGGTATCTCTTGATTCACCTTGCTATTTTGTAAACCATCGGCTAGGCTAGTCTAATGAAAAACCCTTACGAAGTATTCGGTCGAGTCGTTCGCATGGAGGTCTGGTACAAAACGCCGTTTTACTGCTGGTTTGATACCGCCGACCTGCCGCGAGTCCAAGAATACAGCGGCCTGTGGTATGCGAACCCTGCGCGAGCGCCGAAAGGAAAGTACTACGTCATGGCCAAGTTTTACGACTCTGTGGCAAAAACGACACGGTCAGTGATGCTTCATAGACACATTCTTAAACTGACTGATCCGAAGGTTGAAGGGCATCACGTTGACAATGACGGACTAAACAATCGGCGCGAGAACTTACAAGCAGTGACGCACAAAGTTAACATGCGCGAGCGATGGTCGAACAAAGATTGGGAATGGTTAGACGCTGCGCACGTAGACCGCGAGGAGTACCGAAAAGAGCGAAAGATAGCGGCGCGAATTGCGAAAGAGAACGGCTTGACGCGCGCCGGAATGTGGAGGATACGACTAAGCCAGCCAGGAACCGGTAGTGAGCGCGCCAAAGCGTATCGGACGGCCTGTTACGATGCCAAGGTGCGAACACTCCGAGAGTTGCAGGAAGCGCGCCCGAAAGACGGTAAATGGGGTGTATTCCGAAGTGGCGGAATGACAGCGCCCGAGTTACGCGGCGGTTGATTGTTCCTCTGTTAGCTCCGCGTCTACGATGTCGGAAAGGTCCGGGGAATCGAGCGCGAGCGCTTTTCTTTCCTCTGGCTTGAGATTGCCGAAGTTCTGACGAAGCGCTTCGTTTAGCTGCGCTGGAGTCATGGCCGGAATATGCAAATGCTGTTCAAGTTTGCGCGGACCTGCCGGAGGTTCGAGGAACCCGCCAATCTGCGCTAGGGTTCGAAGCGCTTGCACGCTGACGTTGAACTGCGCGCGAGATGCCGCGCCCTTGTGAACGCTGACCAATTCGTTAACAACCCACGGCTTAGACGTATGCAGGACTTCGAGCGGGATTGTAGCGGCTTCGCTTTGCTTTTCGCCGGTCGCTGGATTGATTGACTTGAGTTCGGCTATCCTCGCGACGATTTGAGGGTACTTTGCCATGCGCGAACCCTGATTGCCAGGGCCGGTCAGAAACCCAGCGCGCCGCGCCGATTCGCTCATGCTTTCACCCGCCGCGCGATGTTGGGCAAATAGCTCCCACTTTGGATTGCTAAGTCTCATACTTTCATAGCGTTACGGAAATACGGCTGTAATGTGTTGATAAGAAAGGCGATAAGTTGTTTCGCTAGTTTTTCGCCTTTATTCTGCAAGCGGTGCATATTTATTTTCGCTTTGTTTTCAGAGTGGTAGAGGCAGTTTAAAAACTCCATGTAGATTATCGTGTAAGCTGGTTTCACCGGAACAACCACCGGGCACAAAGGAGAAACACGAAATGTCACACGGACTAACGACCTCGAACAGCTACTACACTGGACGCCTTGCAGCATGGCATAAACTCGGAAAGGTACGCGGCGAGCACGCGACTAGCGATACTTTGCTCTCGGAAACGCCCTTTCAGTACACCGTGTTCAAGTCTCAACTTCAGGACGGACTAGGACGCCCGGTTAAGGCGTGGGGAACGTTCCGCTGGAACTACTCGGATAAGCTGGCTGGTAACAAAACCGCTGCTGAGTTCTTAGGGCCAGTCGGGGAGGATTACACCTGCGTACAGCACGCGGAAGGCTTCAAGACCATCGACGCGATTATGCAGAGCGTGAACGGCGCGCACTACGAGACAGCCGGAGTGCTCGGGAATGGCGAGCGTGTTTGGGCACTCGCGGACCTTGGTTTAGGCTTCAACATCGGCGATGACGTTCACAAGAATTTCGTGCTATTTGTCACCGGTCACGATGGCAGCATGGCCCACACTTACAAGCTGGTAGACGAGCGCGTTGTTTGCGCGAACACTCTCGCGATGGCGCTCAGCGAGAAGGGCTTTAAGTCGTCGTTCCGCCACACGAAGAACGCGCAAGGCCGCATCCTAGATGCACGCGAAGCAATGGCCGCGCTCATGGGCGAAGGCAACACCCTCAAGAACCGGTTTGAACTGCTGGCGTCACGCAAGATGACGCGCGAAGCCGTTACGTCAATCTTTGACCGCCTTTTCCCCAAGCAGAAGACCGAAGCCGGGGAAGATCGCAACACCACCCGGCGCGAGAACATTATCGCCGACATTCTCCGCGTTTACGAAGCGAACGACGGAAACGCCTTCCCGGAACAGCGTGGCACCGCTTACAACCTGCTCCAAGGCGTTACCGGATACGTTGACCACGTGCGCGGACAACGCGACGGACGCGCCGAGTCTGCCATGTTTGGCTCAGGCGATGCGCTCAAGTCCAAGGCGTTCGAGGTCATCATGTCTGCTGCGCCAGGACTGCCGGAGATCGCCCGCAAGATGACATTCGTATCGGGCGAAGGTTCCACGGGTTCCAGCCTGCTTGATTCGCTTGTCGAAGCCTCTGTCTAGGGGATTCTGTAGGGGTGCGCGAGTCGCACCCTTGCGGGGTTAACCTACCCAACAGGAGAAACGCTCAATGACGAAACTTGAACAGCTACAGGCGCTCTTAGCGAGCGGGGAATTTCACCATGCCACCTATCGCAACCACGGGACGCTTTGGGAGGGACTCTGGATTTACCGGCGACAAGCAGACGGCTTTCGCGGCTACGTTCCTGCATTTGCCTTCCAGAAGGCCGATCCAGACCTAGACGCCGCGTTTGCGCTGACCGCAAAGACTGGCATCAGCGTAGGAGCTTACGGCAATGGCTAACACATGGCTTGTGCTTTTCGGCTAGCACGCCCTGCCGGATTGTGAAGGTGTCAGCATGACGACATCGCCCGCCCTCGATTCGATCCTCGCGAAGCACGCCGAGGAACCGCCCGAACTGCCACGGCTCACGGTCGCGAACACGTTCTTAACCTATCAGCGTATCGGCATGGCGCTAGAAACCGCCTGCGCGCGATTCAAGGCGCTGCCGGACGTGAAGTCACAGCAAGACAGCAACGAAGCGCTGAAGGAGCTTATCAAGTCCTGCGAGGCCGCAATCAAGCACGCCGCGCGCCTGCTAGAAGCGAATCAGTAAAGGAGGTGAGATCAACGATAGGAATAGCTAGGAACCAGCCCGATATACGGGAGTACTTGAACAAGTGCCCAGCAGTCGAAAGCTTTACCGAGACCGACGACCGCATGATTACTTTCAAGTTTGACCCAAACAAGAAACCAGACGACGCGCCCGAAGGAATCTTTTTCGACCTTTCGCAAGCGCCGTTTTAAAACCGGATTCTAGGAGATCCTATCGCGCCGCGCCACCTGCGCGGCCCGGTGGGGTTTAACCTAACCCAGATTGAGGAGAAAAAAATGGCACAAGAGAAAACGCAGGACATCGACCTAGGGATTACGCGGTTTGAATATGGCGAGCACGACCGACCGCTAACGCGAGACGTGCCGCACAAGACACGCCTGCTATCTGTCGAAGTGCGCCGGAAGAAACATGAAAGACGCGGCCCTGAAAACTGGCTGTACTGGACTTGGGAGAAACGCCCCAATTATCTCAACGATTGCGGCTACAGCGGGTTTGTCATGGACGGCGAACGCGAGCAGCAGTACTATCTGCTGATCGAGGAGCAACCCGAAGACCTCGCCGCCTGCTACGAGCGAAACATCGCGCGCGTAATCCTAGGAGGAAACTGAAATGCCGAAATCCGCCCTTGACTGGAAGGCGCGCCGCAACGGACGTTTCTACTGTGCGCCAGCTTGCGGAGGCCGATGCACTTGGGAAGCCTACCAGAAAGCGAAACGTGACGCCGCCGCACTCGTGAAAACCCTTGGACCCGGCTGGAAAGCGCGCGTCCATGAAAACCTCGGCTGGCACTATTGCGCCGTCAATCAGGCGAAGCGCTTAGACGTTAGCTGCTGCACTGATAGCCTGACTAGCGAAAAAAGCTACATGGCCATTCTCGGAGGTCAATGGATAGGCCATGCCGACACGCCAGCCGGAGCCGTCGCGGAGGCTATCAAACAAGCGAAGCCAGAACTAGCTAACCTCAAGGCGTTTGTCGCTTGCATCGAAGGAGCGATGAATGCCTAAGGGACGCCGACCGCTGCCACGAACGAAAGAGCAACGTATCGACCAGCTACAGAAGGACATCAACAAGTCCGGCTTTTCAGGCCAAGAGGTAATGCAAATCCTCTGCGACTGGTACGGATATCGCGAGATGGTTCTGTACAGCGGAACCGTGCGCGAAACAATCACCAATTCATTGCGGATGGGCGACTCATGAACGCCTGCTGGACTTGCCCGAACGGACACGCGAACAGCTTTCGCGTAATCGAAAACTCGCCGGACATCAACTGCATCATGGCCGACGAAGGACCCTGTGAAGAATGCGAGATCGATTTTGACCCGGACACCTGGAAGTTTGTTGAATATTCCTACGATGAGCCGGACTGGAATGATGTTTGAAAAAGAACCACCAACCTAGGAGAAATCAATGCCCTTTGAAGTAAAACAGTTCGATGTTGAGAAATTCGACGCAGTATTAGCTCGCGGTTTGAGCAATGGCGTCGGAAACCCTGACGGCCAAATGTGCATCGAGGCCGCTATCTGCAACGTTCTCGGCTTGCCGCATGGCGATGACCCCGGATGTGTTGCATCCTCTGTGCGATCTTTCAAGATCGCGCTCAATGACAAGAAATGGTCTAGCCCCGCCGCCCGCGCTGCTGGCTTGCGCGATCTAGGGTTAGCCCAACTCGGGAGCAAAGGAACCATCAATGATCGCGAGTTTGTAACGAAGCTCGCCGAAAAACTGATCCGCGTTTTGGTGCCGACGCTGATACGCGATCTCTACCCTAACAAGCCTGAATTGCTCGCCGCTGCCGACCGTTGCGAGGCAGAAGGCACGAAGGAAGCGGCACGCGCCGCCCGCGATCTTCTGTACGCAGCCGCAGACGCAGACGCAGCCGCAGACGCAGCCGCATACGCAGCCGCAGCCGCAGCCGCATACGCAGCCGCATACGCAGCCGCAGCCGCAGCCGCAGCCGCAGCCGCATACGCAGCCGCATACGCCAAATCCAAGGCCCGCGACAAATACCTAAACCTTGGCGCTAAGTGTGCGCTCGATGTCCTGATTGAAATGAAATCCCCAGGCGTAGCGCTCCTCAACCTGGAGGTCCGCTAGCTTGCCTAAACCCACATGCCCGAAGTGCCATGCGCCATTGACGCAAGACCAAGTACGAAACCTTGCCGCGTTACTCGACAAGGAGAACATGAAAAGCCTGATCGGTTCCTACACTAGCAGCCTAAAAAAGCGCTTCAAGGGGTGGCCGAAAGGAAAGAAGTGGACCGAGGAAAGAAAGGCCGCTCACCGGGAAGCAATCAGGAAACGTTTAGCAGCGAAAAACACTTGACTAATTACGTCATGATGTTATTATTAACCTAGCCGCCAACCACGGCACAGAAGGAGAAAATCAAAATGTCAGAAAAGAAGATTCAGCGCATCAAATTGCGCATCAAGGGCAGTCCGGTAAAGCTGGATGCCACAATTCTGGAGATGATCGCAACGGGGAAGAAATTAAAAGTTCGCTTCGATGCCCCGCTTGACGACCTGTGGCTGTATCGCTGGACGGATACGCTGCTTATCTCGCGCGAGCTTGGCGACAAAGAATCCCCCGCTCAATTCGCTGAAGGCGACTGCCTTTTTTTCGAGGTGCTCTGATGATGCGCCGCGCCTCAGCCGATCAAGCTTCGCTGTTCGGTTATTTCTCGCCGGTCACCGGGGACGTTTGCACCCACCCGCCACTTTGCTGCTGTGGCAACTGTCCAATGCCGGTGGAGCGATTCCCCCAGCCTGCCGCCGTGCTTGCCGAGCAGATCGCGGAACCTTGGGAGGTAACGCAATGAGCAAGCCAACGCTTAAAGATGCCGACCAGCTAATCATGCAATTAGCGGCAATCGTATTTCACCCAAAATGCGCCGATTACGTTCCTTACGGACTGGATGACAAAACCCGATCCTTTATCGGGAGGTTGTCAAACGCAGATTACGAGGCAGATCGCCGGATGCGCGAATCCCACCCGCTACTAATCGCGGCGCTGAAGGAGGCCGCTTGCTGGATTCCCGATGGATCTAGCCGCACGCCGGAACAAAAAGGCGCGAAATGCGAAACGCTATTGGACCTGGAAACCGTAATTCAGGATGCGCTGAAAGCAGCCGGGGAGGTCCAATGAACTGGCACGTTGACAAGCGCGCCGACTTCGTTGTGTTCGAAGGCGACCGGCGCATCTGTTATTGCTACTCGGCACACTCGAACTTCACGGATGAGGAAGCCGCCGCGCACGCTCGAAAGATCGCCGCCACGCCTCAACTTATCGAGGCGCTGCAAAACTTGGCGTATTACGAAGCTCGTATCAGTCCGCCGCCTTACGGTCACAATTGCCGATGGTGCGGAGATTGTGTTCAGCGGGCTAAGGATGATGCCCGCGCCGCACTAAAGGCCGCTCAATGACATTCGCTGCGCTTGTTTCCCGGCTTCGCTGGGTTTCTCCAGCGCGGCTAATCGTGACCCGCTTGGTTAGCGACGCCGCCTCAGTACGTTAATCTGAGGCACAAACCAAAATCAAGGAGAAAATCAGATGCTCTCAAAGATAGTCGAGATCCGGGACAAAAACACTTTTATTCCGGCCCTCTGCGTACAGCTTGGATCAGACAACGACCAAGAACGTTGGCTGATGTCCTCAGCCGGTTATGGCCGCGAGATCGAAGACCAGAAAGCCTATGTCGTATTGGTCAAGATTGCCGGAGGCGAACCGTGCGACGCGCATATCGACCCGTTCGCATGGGGACAAAACCTCAGGACCTACCACGTCGCGCACAACTGGATTCGCGATCACTTCGATGAGATCGAACCCGGCCAAGTCATCGACGTACAAACGATCTTAGGCGAGACGGACACGCCAAAGACCAGCGACCGCCACTATCACGGAGCCGCCGTATGACGCCGCCGCAGATCACGCACGTAAAAATCAAGCATGGCCGCTGCTCAATCTGTGGCCATCACGGAGCCGACTGCACCGGATCGGAGTATCCCGAGCATGACCGGTTGAAATCGATCAGCGAGTATTCCCAGCAGATCGGCGCGTTTCTCGAATGGCTGCAAGAGGACGGCGTAGTGCTCGCGAGAATCTCGAAGCGCAACGGCGACCGCCTGCTATTCGATCACCAATCAATCCCCGAGCGACTCGCCCGCTACTTCGGCATCGACCAGAACAAACTCGAAGCCGAGAAACGCGAAATGCTCGCCGCGATCCGTGTGGAATCGGCCAAGCAAAAAATCCGCCAGGAGTTGGCCATATGACGCTCGCCTACATCCTGACCGCCGCGCAATGGGGCTGCTACCTGTTGGGCGTTTACTTCGCGCTGTATGCCGTCTGGAGGCTGACCAAATGAGCGAACGACTCGACGCGATCAAAGCCCGATTGCAACGCGCTCAACCGAGCGTGACTCAGCTTGAGATACTTCGCGATGCGATCTCGACGCGCGGGACGTATTCCGGCGATATTAAGCCTGCCGGACGATTGCGCCGCTTGCCGATGACAACCACCCTGAACATCCTCAAGGCGAACGGATGGATCGAGGAAGGTCTATGCCGTCAGGTAAAGCGACTGCAAGCGTTAGCAGGTCGGCTAGTGCCGCACCAGCATTCCCCGGCGTCGCCTTCCAGTAGTCCGTATCGCGTTCCGTGCCGAGTTCCTTGATGGCGGATTCTAGAATAGGAATGCACTCACGCCCAGTTTTGCCGTAGATCGCGCGGATTCCTTTCTCTGCGTCGATCAGCTTGTAAAAAAATGGCGCGTAGTTGTAAGTGATATTCAGCCATGCTTGGGATGTTCCTCCGAGTGCATAGGTTCCGCCTTTTAGGACGTGGCGAGACGGGAGATTAAGAGTTTCTCCGTCCGCATCATTCAGATATGTCGTAGCTCATCGGTTGTTTTCCTTCAGCGTCACGATACGCAAGTTCTCGGGGCGGTTGTCGTACGGGTTTCCGTTGATGTGGTCGATTGCCTGAGTCGGCACTAATTTCCTGCCAGCGTCGGTAATCCAGTAAGCGGTTTTGGTCAAGGTCGCATCGAGTGCGGCGGCGTGCTTCAGGTCCGCGAGGGCCATCTTCCACGATGAGCCTTTCGTGCTTAGTCCTTCCTTAGCGGATTGAACGTGGGAGTCGAGAAGCTCCGAGAGTTTTTTGCGTTCCTCTTGGTCGCGGATAAATTTTCGATGGTGATTAGCTTTCGCGCCGGGTGAACTTACCGCCGCTCCCGCGAACGACGCCTGAGCAACGCGGGCATACGGAAACCGCCGACGATTTGATCTTGCGGCCAATCGCAAGCTGGTATCCCAGCGCGAAGGCGACCGCCGCCGTAAGAAGTTCTAGACCAAATATTCCAAAACCCATTTGTCCGCCCTTTCGCGCGCGATTTCCTCAGTCAATCCACTGGCAATGCAGCGATCATCCGTCCTGAAAGCGTAGAAAAACCACGCTAGCTTGACGATGACGTAGCTGACTTCGCCTTGGGCTTCAGGATGCTCCTTAGCCATTCGTTCACCAACCTGAGACTCTGTAGTTCCCGCTCGCGATATAGCTCCGTGGCTTGCGCGAGAACGCTTTGGCGATACAGTAGCCGCGCCGTTTCGTTCTTGTCGCGCTTTGCTCCGTCGCTCCAGAGGGTTGCCATTCACGCTGACGCCGCCGAAGTTTTGCCAGGGGCACGCTTGAGCAATCCGCCAGATGGAGGCCGGAACCGGCGCGCAAAGAAGTCTGGCGGCTTGATCCCGATGGACCGCAGGAAATCGCACAGCCGCGAGACTTCGGACGGTTCGTGGCTCAGTAGAAATTCGATTTTTTCGCGGTCGCTTTCGATCTGAGCGCGCCAACGTCCCCATCCCGTATTCACTTGCGTGCAGCTTCCCGCCTGCGCTGCAACTCCAGGAGCCACGCCACCTTTGCCGGGTCGTCCGCCTCAGAACGTTCTATCGCGTACCGCTTCCCGCCGCTGACTCGCGCCTCATTCGCCGTCTTACGCACGGCTGGCGCATCGTAGTCCGGCCCGCGTCCGTAGTCGTCAGGGGAAAGGCGAAGCGTGTTCATAGCTCATCCGATAGACCGCGAAGACTGGCACCCAGGGGTCCCTTTTAAAGCGAATACGAAGCCGACATTTAGCGCCTGCCGGAAGCCTTCCCCATCATGGCTTAGGGGCGCTAAGCTCGTCCGTGGCTTCTCAAATGCTCGTCGCAAGTTCCCTCGTTTGTTGAACTTGAGAGTGAAGTGCCCGCGATTGAGCCAGAGGAAAACATAATCGACGTACTCCACCTTGCCGGAGCACCACTGAAGAGGGATCAGGCCGTCTGATTGTTTAGACACGAGGAGGGTTCGTTCCCAAAGTCGAGAGATTGAAGGCGTCTCGAAAGTTCGCCGACTGCTGCGCGACCGCTTGGGCTAAGTCGCTAAAACATACTTCGGCCCGCACGTATCTAACGGGGATCGACGAAGGATGCTCATCTGGGATGAGCATAGTGTTCTGAAACAGCAAAGTCAAGCATCGGTTACATTTATTTTCAAATGAACGCAGCGCGGCTTCCGTTGTCACTCATGCTACAGCGACGCCTTTTACTGCCTTCGTAGACGTAAAAATAGGGATTCTTGAAGCCGTGCGTCAGCTTAGTTTTTCGAGTGGGAATTATATACATGACTCCCTACGTTAAACATTCCGTTTGGCCTTCCGTTTCTTTCGGCGCTTGGCCTTTTTCTGCTTGTTTTTCGGGCGGTAATTCAGCGCTACGTCCGCGATCTTGTCGAGTTCCTCCGGCACGCCAGCAAACCTCGCCGCCTCAGCGTTCATTCGCATCACGTAAGCAGGATTTGGGACCTTCACGCGGTCACCTGCTTGTAGGTAATCCGCTTCCCGACTACCGCGTCAATGAACGAATCCAGCCGCTCAAATGTGTGGCGCTCGACGTTCCCTTGATTCAGCCGGAAAGTGAACTCGTCAACGTACCGTCTAAGGTGCTTGACGCTGACCTGATGGTAGACGCCGTGAATACCGCGTTTCAGGACGGCCCACACGCTCTCAATCGAGTTCGTATGACACGAACCCTTAACGTACTCCCCGGCGCTGTGGTTGACGCTCTGGGCGCGAAAGAACAGGCCATTAAGATCGGCGTAGGCCGGAGCTTCGTCGGTGTACAGCGTGGAGCCGACTTCAACCGCGCCGTGAATCTCGGATTGAATCGTGTGGATGGTCCGGTCGCCGATAGGCATGGCGACCGTTCGCCCGCCGCGCTCACGCAAGCCAAGGACGGCGGTTTTGCCTTTCGACCCGCGCCGCCCTTCTCGCTTATGCGCGTGCTTGTTGGAGTCCTTCCCGCCAATGAACACTTCGTCGATCTCGATGACGCCTTGGAGTTTGCCGCGCCCGTCGTCGGAGCCGCACGCCTCACGCAAACGGCAGAGCATAAACCATGCCGACTTCTGGGTAACGCCAATTTCCTTGGCAAGTTGCATCGAAGAGATACCCTTTCGCGCCGTCACAACGAGGTACATGGCGTAGATCCATTTATGCAGAGGGATGTGCGACCGCCCGAAGATCGTTCCGGTACGGACGGTGAAATCAAGCTGGCAGGGGTTGCAGCGATAGAAGCCGTCCTTGCGGGTTGTGATGCGCTCGGTACCGGCGCACGTCGGGCACTTAACGCCGTTCGGCCAAAGCCGATCTTCGAGGTACTTGCGCGCCGTCTCTTCATTTGGGAAAACCTCGAAGAGCTTGAAGGTGCTGATCGTGGACTTAGACATCTAGCGGCCCTCCGCTTTGGCGATAGCCCGCGCCGCAGCGACATAGGCGTCGTTTACGACAGCCCAGTTAGTCGCCCTCTTGCGCTCGATGAATTCCACGGCGATTTCTTCGGAAGCCTTTTCCATGCCGCGCAATGCTTCAAGCAGATCGGGCGCGGCCGCGATCAGGCGGGTGTTTGGAAGAAACCGACTATCGTGGGTTCGATTGCCGATCTCTACCACCGTCGATCCATCCGTCTCGACTATCAGGGCCTTGGTAGGCCCGACGTTCATGGTGTACTTCCATGGTCCAGGGGTATGCATTTACTCGCCCCTCTCGAAAGTTCCACCGGCTACACCCTTGCCATCCCAGATAGGGGCCTCAATATCGTGAACGTCTACCCAGTCAACGCCGAGGTAGGTTTCGATCTGTTCAATTGCCAGCAGGGCGGCTTTAGCGGACTCGATGTAGGCTGCATCCCCATCGGATGGCGGCATCATCGAGCTTTCGCGGCATTCGAGTTCGTCGGCGATAAAGTTTTTGGCGCGCAGGACAGCCGAAACTATAGCTTCCTCGGCGGCAAGATTTTCCGACGCCAAGTCCCGGCAAAGGCGCACGGCCTGACCTGCACGCGGGATGCTTTCGCTGATGGCGGTTATAACCTTCGCATTGCTGATGTAGTTCATGAAGCGAGTCATTTATGCCACCTTGCCTTGCGCCCGATATTCCCTGATCGTGTCCGCGAACTGCTGATTGGTTATGCGGCCTGCATCATGACCGGCCTGCCGCAGATTGGTACTTGTGGGAATGCTGATTCCGTCGCTGTCGCCGAAAACGATTGCAAACTTTCGTGCTTCCGTGGCCTGTCTCAAAAATTGCTGCTGAAGCCTTTCGCCGCCCGCCATGCCAAGGGCATCGCACGCAAAGCCGACGTATTTGTCGGCAGCAAGCACAAGGGCCTGCGCGATAAAACTGCATTCGGAATCGGCCAATCTAAACGTTTGTTGCATCTGGTAGCGGCTCCTTACCGCACCACCATAGTACTTTATTCCCTTGCGGGAGTCAAGTATTTTATTCGCTTTATAATCAACACCCTGAAAGGGAGTCATGTATATAAATCCCATTCGAGTGACGTGCACCGGGGCGTAGCCGCGTTTGCTGGATCTGACCACCAGCCCGGAGCCCGGTTTTCATTGACGCACGGCTCCATCAGAGCCAATTCCTGTAATCCCTTACAGCAGCAAGCCGTTGTTTTGTGTTTGGGGAAAGCCGTCTTGCGAAGCAACCCGTTCGAGGTTTGGGAACCTTGAAGCATCTTACGTCTTAGCAGGTTCATTCTGCCGTAAAAGCAAATGGCCGTCAAGTTTTAAATGCGGGGTTGCTTATGCCCCATCCTTGACGGCCCTAGACGTAAAAAGTTGCTTCAGATAAAAAGATAACATGAAAATCGACGGGAAAGGAAGGAAAATCTTTTCACGCCGCCACCAGCGCCATCTTGTGCTCCGCGCATGGACCGTGCGACAGCCAACCTACCTCAGCACCGACGATTTTTGGTAAAAGGTCCGGCAATGCCTTGCGTGACATGGTGTAGATCGGATCGTAGTCGAATACGCTGCCCTTTTCGCCATCCGCATAAGTGAACCAGTCGCCCAGTCGGTCGCAATGAGTCACAGCCAAACTATCTACGCCGCCGCACACATCGATTGCGTAGCGCACAGCGCGCGCATCGAACCGTCCCTGCCTGAATACTCCTTGCCATTCTCCGGTCGCGTTATGAGGCTCGGGATGCCGTGGCCCGGTCTCGTATTCCGTGACAAATGGTCCTGCTCCATGCCGCGTGAAGTAGGTTCGCACAACGCCGACACGATGAACATCCATTCCCAAACCGTCCAGTAGGCGATCCGCGTTACGAAAGGTCGTGTCAGTCCAAGTGTTAAACGGCGCGGAGCCATGGATTTCATCGAGCAAAACACCCTGATTCCCTTCGAATACCACCGGCCCATCAGCCATCTCCCGCAGTCGCCCGTTGGGAACGATGTTGACTTTCTTCGCGAAGCGCTCGTAAGCGTAGAGGATACTGTAGAGCGAAGCTTGCTCTAATTGTGACGCATCGCCGCCGAACGCCAAAACCTGTTCAATCTTGCGCTCGCGAATCCGCCGCAATTCGAAATACCGCTTTGTCCAATCCCAATCGGCCAAATCGCCTGCCGTCATGACTGGTTGATTATCTACCTGATCCGCGCGAAGCTCGCCCAGCCCGACGCCGCAAGATGCGCCTTTCGTACCAGCACGCAACCTCTGCGTCAGCCAATGAAACGGCGTTATGACTGGCGATCCGGCTTCAATGTAAACGTCTTTCAGGGCAGACCGCCCGACCTTTGGCGCGAGGACTTCATGCTCGTTCAGCAATGCGAACGGCTCGACAAGCATGAACCGCGATAGATATGTTTTTGCGCCCGCGAATGTACCGCTGCCGAACTGCGCGAATGTATGCCAGCGGCCATCCGAACACACAACCGTATGGGCGCATTGTGGCCCACCGGAGAAGCGCACGACAAGCCTAGCACCTGTCGTGCGCGTGATCGCGTCCACGGTGGACCCTTTCCCTTCGTCACCGTAACCGAGCCCCACAACTATGAACGCATCGGACATTTTACAGCCGCTCGACCCCACCTGCCGCGCCAGCTATCGGAGCCAGCCCATCAGCCGAGTAGCGGCTCACGTCATGCCCTGCTTTGCTCAGAGGAACAAGCGCCGTCGTGTCGAACCCGAGATCCGATGAGATATCATTGACGCCTACGTGTTCCTCGCAAATGGCGACCGCCGCAGCGATACATTCACAGATTTTCTCGGGATGGGCCAACTTGATTACATTCTGTTGGCCAAGTAGCCCCACCCAGTACTTCTCAAGGCTCGCGTCCCCATAGTGCTGAGTAAGATTGGGAAGCAGGAAAAACACATGGTAGCGCTCCTTGGCTTCCTTGACAATTTCCTCGGTCGTGATATCGCCTTGGATAGAGTCTCCAAAGACCGCCTTGACTTCGGCCTGCTTGACGACGGGATAAGCGTGCTCATCGCCTATCAAAAAGATGTAGCCCTTGCGGCCACGTTTTTCCCAGTGATCATGGACGGTATGGCGCGCCGCGAAATAGAGCGCCAATTCATATGACTCGTGGTAGGTGCCGCCGCCGTTCTCCGTGAGCCAGAGATTGGTGAGATTGTCATCCAGTTCCAAACCGCTCTCAAATTGAGCCGTTTGCAAGCAACCCTCCGCGCTGCCCAATGCTCCTAGTTGAGCGTCGTAGTCGTCCACCGCTCCGACGAGGATAGCTGGATAGCCATCACCCAGATAGCGCTTGCCGGAAGCTTTGTCATCCAGAAAACAGCCCATTAGGTGCGAGAGCTTCTGCTGAATCGTGACAGGCACCTGCGCCATGCTCCCTGTGGTATCCAGGAACACTGCTATCGGCACACTCACCGGATGCGCGGCTGAGTCCCTGCTCTCGCGGATCGCCATTGAGGGCTTGAGACTAGTGTGGACCGCCTTAGCTGCTTTCCCAGTCTTAATTGAGTGGTTATAGGCAAAGGTCGCAGACTTTATGTCTATGCCTCTGTCTTTTGAAATACTGCTGCGCATCGAACTGCGTGCATTGTAATCGTCTGTGCTATAACTAGATGAACCCATATTACTTGGCTCCTTTTGCCAAATCTCTTATATGTTGCTGCCGCTCTCGATCACACTCTAAGTGATAGTGCAATCCCGATTTCCGCGCCCTCATGTTCTCGGTGGCATCGTAGCGCTTACAATACGGACATTTTCTCCAGTCGGCGTGGCCGCAGGCCAACAATGCCCGTCGCCGTTGGTGCAAAAGTTGATGATATTCCCGATCCTGACAAATTACTAAATTGAAGGGCCTATTATCAGACCTTATCTCATTCACGTGGTGAACCTCTATCGGGAGACTTATCTCTCTCCCTAGTGCTTTCTCGGCAATGAGAATATGCTGGAAAACATAACCGCGCCGGTCAGCGCGAGGATGCGTAGGGGCCTGAACGGTATGGTATCCTTTGCACGTGCTCGTTCCGCCGTTCCATCTTGCCGCCGTTTCCTGATGCTGAAGGCGCGCGCGATGGCCACGGATGAACCTAACTGGGAATCCCTTTACATGCCCCATCTCCGTTCTGGTATGGGATGCTATCGGAGCAGGAAGGCCGCATCCACATTCACACAGTGTCATTGCTTGGGGATCTCCAGCGGAATATATTTAGGCTTTCCGTAAACCTCTTCGGCGGTCTTCATCCATCTATCTTGCAACTCCCACGCTGAATCTGGCCGCGATCTCGGGGATGAGGCCAAACACCAGTCAAAAATACCCTTGAACTGCTTAGGGATCTTCGCACCCGTAGCGGACAACGAAGCGAAAAGCATGTAAATATCGGTCGCCGGATGCGCTGGGAACTTGCGCGAAACCTCTGGCGGATACAAATCCTTGCGATCTTTAGCGATTGCCGGTATGTGCTTCTTGCTCTCGGCACTTACGGAGTAGCACCAGTCAACTAGCGTGAGAGAGTGCGTCACCGGCCCATAAAGCAGGTGCTCGGGGATTACACATCCGTGAACGATCCCCGCCGAATGCGCGAAGCCTAGCGCGCTCAAGGCGCGGTTTGCCATCCATATGACGTGCCGGAAATCTAAACTCCCGTTGGGATACAGTCCGATGATGTCTGCCAGTGTGTGACTCTCTTCCGCCAGCGAAACGATGTTAGCCCGCCGCCCCGATGCCTCCACGCGATCCAGAACACGCGGGAGGTACTTCTTGAAGTTGTCCGATCCCTTGAAGTTGTTCAGGATGCCGAGGGAAACATATTCCTCTTCGAGCAAGTCAGCATCCTTCGGAGACCGCGCCAGCTTGAAAACCGCTTTCACGTTTTCATCTTTCACGCTCCGCGCCCGGTACAGATCACACAGATCGCCTTTTGCCAGCGGATCACTTACAATCCAGTTACCGATTACTTTCTCGACCGATGCCGCAGGCTTGCCGTTCAACTCTGCATAGAGCCTCGACAACTTAGCGAACGCTTCCTGCGCGCGCTTCTTCAGCTTGGCATCTACTTTGTCAGGGTGAATCAACTGCGCCAGATTCCGATAGGCCGTCTTGGGATCAGCGCCGAACAGTGTCGCCGCCACTCCGGTTTCGACTTGCGTCAGTGCCCGTTCTACGGTCATCTAATTTCCTTCGCCGGTATTACCGTGTATCTGATCGACGGATGAAGCGCTTTTAGAAGCTTTAGCTTCATCTTAAAAACCGCACTGACGTATCCCTTTATTTCCACGAATTCGGCCTCGTCTCCGCCTTGATGCAGGATTTTAAAGTCGCACACCATCTTGCAGACTGTTACTCCATTAACCTTTAGCGGTAGCGCCTGCTGGCCCCACCAGTCGCGGATATCCCCTACTCGCTTCCGTTGATCGAGCATTTGCGCGTAGCGCATTTCAGCAGCCGAATGATATTCAACTCCGTTATATGTCCGTGCTTCCTTGCCGGACTCGCTGAGATCCACATTGAATTTTGACCGCTTTTTGCCGCCAAGTCCCATCCTGCGCGCCGCCGACTCCGATATGCGAAGCGTCACGGCTTCGCCCGCAATTCCGCGATGGCTGCATCGATGTCGTCAAGCCGCTGCTTTACCGCCCAGTCAGGGATCTGCACCGCCGCGAAGCTGTTGACAACGTACCCGCGCTCGTCTTTCGTCTGAACCGACACCACGTAATTCGCTAGGTAATGCCGCAGAAAATCTGCATCGGCGCACAGCGTGTTGAGTGGATCGCTCTCGGATTCGTTCATCTGCACAACTCCCTGCTTTTCTCTAGGCAAGCCCAAACCGCTGCTGGATTGTCATGATCGGCGGTAAGAATCTCAAACAGATCGGTGCAAAGCGACAGTAGGTACTTGGCTCGCGCTTCGTCGCCTCGTTCCGCCGCTTCGAGGCAGGCATCCCTTAAAATCAGCCGCACCCTTATAAGTTCCTCGCGAGATACCGTCATCTTTTCGCGTGCTTCGCCTTCGCGCACTCCACGCAGTACTTGCGAGTGCGGCTATTCGTCACCACTGCTTTGCGGCAACGCCGACATCGGATGCGCTGCCGCCGATTTTCGAGACAGAGGGACATTGGATTACGCGGGCGTGCCCGAGATGAGCGTGATGCCCAGGTCTTTCGCGATGCCGTCTTTAGTCGCAACGAATGCGTTGTGCTCGACCTCTTCCGCGCGCAGCAGATCAAACCAAAGTCCGAGCTTCCCCGATCCAATTCTGAACCTAAGTCGCGCCGTCAACGACACCCGCGCGCCCCCGACATGGACCGGAATGGCAATCTTGAAAGAATCCGGCACGTCCACATTCCCGCTGCCGAACTTCCCGGCGACTTGCTCGGAGTACTTGAAATGCACCGTCCCGTTCGCCTGTTGAAAGCTGCTGTTGAAATCTACATCCGACTTCACCTTGAGATCGCGCGCACAGTCCAGCATCGTCGCGGCATTCGGTTCCGTGATGTCCGGGGTGTTGTCTTCGAGGAACTCCGCGAAGTCCATTTGCGTGAATTTCTTCCCGCTGGCCGCTTTCCAGATGCCCCACTCTTTCGACCGTCGCAGACTCAAGTCAATGCGGTGCTGCCCCCAGCGCGGCCCGCCATCGCTCCCGGCTCCGTGGTAGTCCAGGATCGCCAGTATCTTCTCGTTCGCTTCGTCGGCGAAGACGCGCGAATTTGGATCGCTGAACAGATTGTAGTACTCGACGAACGACGCGCCGTCATGGACCGTTACTGTGCCCTTGATGCGCGTCGGGCGCTCAGAGCGGTCATTGTAGACATACTCCGCAAGGTTGATGATCTTGGCGCGTCATTGGGGACGACAGCGAAAGGAGTATTCCCGCCAGGAACTAGGACCGGTTGTCCGATCATCTCCCCGACGTTTATCAGCTTGGCAATCGCCTTGTCATTAAGCTCGTCCATTGGCCTGCTCCTCTCGGACCTCTTCCGCCGCCGCGAACAATCCGGCCTGATCCGGGTCCTCGCGGGTTAGTGATCCTTCTTTGTCCACGAAGAACACACTGGAACCGATTGCCAATTCCGGCTTCTTTACTTTAGTGTCGGCATCCATGTCCACTTCGAGAACTACGCCGCCCATTCCGACCTTCGAAGGGCGAATCAGCAACTTGATCGTGACCTCTCCTTTCCCGCCAGTGTCGAGCACGGCGCGGAGACAATCTGAAAACTTCTCATTGATATGAGCGGCGACTTTCCCTGACCTCATAGCAAGGAGCACTGCGATTACGTCTGTCATTTTTCTCCTTCGCAACTATTCTGTTCCGCGATTCGAATCCCCGCATCCAAACCAGTCCCGGCGAGCACTAGCGCCGTGTATTTTTCATTCGGCAGGTTGTAGCGCTTTACAATCTCGCCAATCGTCCAATCTGCCCGCTTCTCAACGTGCCGCTTCAGCGCTTCGAAGCTTTCCGCATCCGATGCCCATTCGGCGTAACCTCCGCGTCCAAGGTGCGCTCTCGGCTGGCCGACAAACAGAAGGCATCCCCGATTTCGATAGCAATTTTCCTGACGCCCTATCGCCTCAGCCACCACATTAACGTAGTAGCTGCGCTCATCGATACAAACCGGGTGAAACGTTGGCGCGATCAAGCTTGGCTTCGGCGCTAACAGGGTCAGCAGCGATGGCAGGACGACGCGGAGAAA